GCAGGGAAGCAACATCCAGCTAGTGTGTTTCAGAATAGTGCGGGTATTCTCCTGGGAGAGAATTTAGCCTTCCAAGCTAACAGACTCGGTTCGAATCCGGGTACCCGCTCCAGTTTTATGCGGTTCAGTATTAACTGCTTGGAGGTCCACTCTGAGATGGTTGTGAGAATCAATCGAGCCGCTCCACATTTGAGGTAATTATGAAGCCATTGCAAAATAAAGTTATTGTTCAACGTGTTCAGAACCAAGCAGTGAGTTCTGGCGGAATCATTCTAAATAGATCAGAAGAACCTGATCGTGCTAAAGTAATTGCAATTGGTCCTGATGTTGATGAAGTTTCCGTTGGTGATGTTGTTCTATTGGATTGGAACAAAGCAATCAAATCGTCCGATTTTTACGTAATTACTGTAGACAATATCGTATTCATTTACGGAGAATAAAATGTCTGACGGTGGTAAAGGAAGTAATCCAAGACCATTTAGTGTTTCACAAGAAACATATGCAAATAATTTTGATAGGATTTTTAGGAAAGATCCTAAAGTTGTAGAAGATCAGAAGGCAGAAGATGAAGCCTTTGAGCAAGCAAAAAAAATACAACAAATGAGACAAAAAGCACTAGATGAAATGGTGCGAATCAGTCAAGAATTGGGATTGTATGAGGATAATCCCAATCGCAACACCAGTAACTTTTAATCGCAGGTTAGTGAAAAGGTATCACAGAGGACTCATAATCCTCAGTTCTTAGTTCGACTCTAGGACCTGCAACCAATATAAGGCTCGGTTAAGACCGAGCTTTTTTATTTGGAAGTTGCTCGGTAAGTGCCATCCCAGTTTTCTGGTTTACCTTCTTTTAGGCGTTCTGCCATATTCTCATAGTAGTGTGCAAGTTCGGGTGATGCATTGGCTAGATGTGGAATCAATCCTAATGCATTATTCCAATCACCTTTATAGTACGCTGTCAGCCATTTATCATGCAGTTCTTTATCATATCCATTAACAACCGTATAGATAAAGACTCCCTCTTTTTTACCTTTAACAGCAATACAGTCCAGCTGTGCAACGGTAAAATGATCCTCTACTTGAACGGCTGTATCGGGACCCAAAACGATTCTGACACCGTATGGTTTACTTTGTCCTTCAAGTCTGGACGCAAGGTTGACGCCATCACCAAGACAAGTATAATCAAACCGCTGAGTGCTACCCATGTTACCAACAACGACAGTAGCAGTATTGATACCAAGGCCCATGCCAAATGGCGGAATACCTTCAACAACAATTTCTTTGTTAAATTCATCCAAACTCTCCATCATTTCTAATGCTGTTTTAACTGCCATTCTGGCATGGTTTGGTTCGTCAACTGGTGCATTCCAAAAAGCCATCTGTGCATCTCCGATATATTTATCAAGAGTACCGTTATTTTCCAATATTTTTTTGGTCATTGCAGTCATATAACGATTCATAATTTTAGTTAGGCCTTGAACATCTTTTCCGTAATGTTCGGAAATGGCCGTAAAACCTCTAACATCTGTGAACATAATAGACAACTCCTTAGATTCGCCTCCGAGTTGTAATAGTTCAGGATTTCTTTGTAGTTTTTCCACAAGTGCTGGTGAAAGATATGTTCCGAATTGTTTTTTGATTTGTTGTTTGGCGAAAAATTCTGAAAGGAACTTGACAGTATATCCGTGGGCATAGGTAACGAATAAGGCAAGAAGTGGAAAAGTAACATCAAAAAGATAGCCATATCTGTTGAATAGTTCACGACTGGCGTAATAACATCCTGCACCAAGTAAGATGATTGCTGTGTAGCCATGTGTATACCTTGTGAAAAAGAGTGATATGATGGCAATAATAGCCAGACCTAGTATTTCTGCACCATCAGCCCAATCTAAACGGCTAATTGTTATTCCGCTTGCGATTGTTCCGAGGACACTGGCTTGCAAATGATGCGGGTAGATTTCTCCTCTTGCTGTTGCAACGGGATTGTTGAGTCCTCTAGCGGTGAGGCCGACAATAACGATTCCACCTTTGAAGTCTTTAGGCAAGTCAGATAAGGAATATTCGGTTGGTCTGGTCGACCAATCCACCCATATTCTACTGTATTCGTCTGTTGGTATTTTTCCAAACTGTGGAATTCTGACAGCGGAGATGTTCCCGTCATCAACTTTAACTTGGAATGATGGGTCTCCTGCGGCAACTCTAAGTGTTTCAAGCGAAATGCTTGGATAGAGTTTTCCGCCTGAGTTGATGACCATTGGTATTCGTCTGACCACGCCATCGATTTCAGGGAAAGTATTGATAATACCAGCACCAGCAACTTTTTCATTTATAACTCCCACATTCGATTGGACATTTTTAAATTTGATTCCAGGATCACCTTCACCGATAACTGATACACCCGGTCTAAAAGCCACTACATTACCAACTTCTTCATTTGTTGCGGCTTGTGGCAGTATTACTGGAAATTGTTTTAGTGTAGAAGCAAGTTGATTATCTTGACCAAACCTATCAGCGTCAGGCATGAAAACATTAAACACAACCAACCCAGCCCCATGCCTATAAAGATCAGTAATAATGGAGGAATATTGTCCACGAGGGAACGGGAATTGGCCTTGCTTTCGAATAGTTTCATCATCTATATTGACCACAGATACTTGTTGGGAAACTGTAGTTGGCTTTGAAGTTATAAGAGTATCAAAATAACGTAGTCTGATACTTTCTACAAAATTAGGATCTTCTATACGGACAAACAAACAAAGAGCTAATGTTAAAAGTGCTGTCCACGGTGATAGAATAATCTTTTTCATTTTGACTGTTTAATATAAATGTTGTTGGTTGTGAAGTCTTGGTTCTTGATATTTATTGTAGTACCATTTTGAATCAAAGTTATATTATAGCCTCGATCTTTAGCAATTAATATAACTGCATCTTGTCCCATATGTCGTTCAACTTGCCAGTAGTAGTCCTTATCAAATATGTATACATTCGAAGTTGAGTTGAAACCAACCACAAAAGCATTCATGTCCAACGAATCAAATGCATTACCCAAATAATTTGTATCAAGTGCATTTATATCCAAAGCATTAAAGTTTAATGGATTCACGTAAGGCTTAATGTCGAGTGCATTTATATCTAGTCCATTAAACGCCAGTGCATCTGCTTTTGTTGCAGTCTGTTGTATTAGTTGTCTAACTATTTCTTTTGGTGGAGAAACAATCAACATATTATCAATTGCTGACTCCGACAATGGCAGTAAAACTGGTTTCAATGGTTTAACTTCTGAACCTGATGTGTGAGTTGCTTGAAATGCTTGATTCAATACGACTGTACCGGCAGATGTTTTAACTTCAATTTCACCAACACTTCCGTCTGGATTTGGAAGAAGAATGACTGTGGAGCCACCAATCTCATCAACAGTCATCGAGAATGCGGTACCACGAACAGCAATAGATGCAGTTGGTGTATTGATTGCTACGTTCTTGCTGTTTTCATGTGCAACCGCACCTGAGGCATATCTAACTGTGCCAAGTGCAACTTTCATGGCTAGTTTGCCAGAACCTTTGGCTTTTGGATCATAAACAAAATCATCAATCAAAAGTTTTGAGTGTTCTGTCACACGCACTTTAGTATCATCTTGAAATGTTATACCAACAACACCATTATTTGTTTCAACAGTATCCATAGACTCGATGCCGCCATCTTTTTTGGCGACAATCTTAGCCTTATTGCGAGTTATTTCACCATTACCTTTTTCTTCAGTAATTGTGCCTATACCAGCAAAACAATTAATGCTGAATGATAGCAGTAGAAGTATTATTGCCTGTAACATTTAGAGTAACCTGGTTAGGACGAGTTATTCCATCCTGTGTTATTGCTACAGAGTTACTGTTACCAATAATGCTTGTATTGATGTAGTGACCATTAGTTGTTGCTGATCCACCAGCACCAATTTGTGTGGTAGTCAATGTATTGGAGCTACCAGTAATAGTAATATTGTTCACGGTATATGTACTATTAATATTACTTGTAATGATGTTTGAATTACCAACGGCAGTCAAAGAGTAATTGTAGTTACTCGCATTACTTGTAGTGCCCATGTTCAAGGTATGTGTGTTGTTGTCGCCAGTATAGGTCAAAGCTAATGTGCCTGAACCAGTACCAAAGTTACCTTGATTTAAAATCAAACTATTACCATTACCGGTTTGTGTGATTGTTGCAGTTGAATCACCACCAACAAAAGTACCAACGATAGAGTTGTTCATACCATCTTGTTGAATAGTTAGATTCATTGCATTACCATCAATTACAAATTGTGGTGTTAACAAACTTGTAGGATCACCAACTTGGTTACCTGATCCTGTTTGTGTGATACTCACCGATGAGTTATCCGCATTTGTTTGGTCAATGTAAACGGAGTTTCCACCTGAGTCTGTTGCGAACACATTAACAGACAATAATAAAGACACAGCAATCATAATAACGCTTTGTCTTAAGTTTTTCATTTATTCCTCTACTTTCTTAAAATCCCATAATCCTTTTCTTTTACCTTCATATACCATTTCTTCTACTGCCAATTCAATAGCGGCTTTTACCGCAAATACTGTAGGTTCAGTAGAAGTTATACCAATTTCATTCTCAAAGGCTTTTGTGCCTTGGTTGAAAAATTTAAAAGTTGACATAGATGTTGCCACACTCAACAAAGTTTTTTGAGCATTTACTGTCAGCATCACTTCACCTGTCTGAACATTAACTGCCCTCAACGAAACGGTTACAATATCTTCTTGATAATTCGTTTGTGGTCCAATTCCCAAATAAGCAACACCAAAACCACCTGTCTTTTGGTTGGTGTCATATGAAACAATACCACCTTCAACAATCATACCCGCATAAAGAATTGGTCTAAGTATATTTGGATCTTTAGATTCTTCTCTTGCGGAACGAATCAGTTGTCTTTCTTTCAATAGATTTTCTAAACCTACTCGTTCAACAATTCTGAACCATTTGCCATCACCAACATCAGCTAGTGCTTTTAACAACAATGATTCGCCTCCTTGTGTCACAGCAGATGAAAACTTTGCAACTGTTGCTGAATCTTTTTTCTGTCCAGTTTTATCTTGGAATGAATAAACTGCAATAACGATTGGTTGTCCAGTTGCAGGTTCAGGAAACGGTCTTTTGAATTTAGTTGGTGCCATCAACTCAGGTTGAGAATCTTCTCCTTTGATTGGAAAAGTATTACAGCCAGCAAGCATACTAATTAGGATTGATAATATAATTTTCTTCATCAGTTCAATCCAAATGTACCAACTGGTATAACAACTTGAGTTATATTTCCTGTTGGATCTGTAACTGTTAATGAAATTTGATCAGTTGTTTTCGTATACTTTATTGTATTACCTTCAAGATTCAAAGTTCCACTTGTTTGTGGATTCTCACCAAAAAGGTTATTGACCAATTGTGTTGAAAGTTGTGCATACACACGACTCTCAAAGTTGTTTAGGAATTTGGCCAAGTTTGTATTACCTGCGGCTGTAGCGGCATCTATTGCGGCTTGTTTCTGTGCGGCAATTATTGTTTGTTGTCTGGAGTATTCTGTATTCTCGATTGTCTGAACATGAGAGGAATAACCATTACCATTAAATTGTGGAGATTTGAATGCAAAACTCTGTTCAGCTTTGGCCGTTAGAGTCATCATGGCGATAACTGCCACTATCATTTTTTTGTTTTTCATCTTTGAGTTCCCTCATCATTAGAACAATATTAACTTTTTGGTTCAATCTAATCAAATCATTATCTAACATTCTAATGCGATCAATCAAAGCAATCAAAACCGTATTTGCTTCACCTAATGTTGGCTTTATTTCTTTGGTAGCCCAACCCCAAACATAATATATAAGATATCCCATGCCACCTGCGGCAACGATTGGAAATCCATATTTATTAATTAATTCTGCTATATCCATATCAATCCCGTCTTGCGTCATTCTTGCCATCTGCTCTGGCAATCCGGTCGATATCTGGTTTTACACCTAAAGCATTTGACACGAGAGTATCAATTCTGATAACATCATGATTCATTGTCTTAACTCGGTTATCCAAAGCATTAATGATACCTTTAATACCATTCACAGAACCAGTCACGCCTTGGAGAATAAACTTCAAGGTCAAGAACACAAAATATCCTGCGGCAAGGGCCGCGGCGATTGGAAAACCAACTTCGGCAACTAATTTGAAAAAATCCATATTAAACTTGACTTCTTTTAATAATTATGTTACAATTCAGAATACCTTATTTATCGGTTATCAACATAGGAGAATAAATGAATATTATTGCATTGAAACTTGTTACAGGTGAGGATGTTCTCGCCGAGGTCGAATCTGAAGATGAAATTAGTGTTGTATTGGAAAATCCAGTTGCGATTGCAGTAGTCCGTGGACCAAAAGGTGAACCAAATGTAGGTTTTGCTCCTTTTCCACTACATGCACCGCACCAAAATGGTGCTAAAATTGTGCTACTAAGAAAGCATATTGTTTACCATTATGTTCCTGCTGAAGATTTCATTACCAACTATAAGCAAATCTTTGGTGCCGGCATCGTTCTTCCAAACAAACAAATTATTACAGGCTAATGACAAGATTCTATACCAATGTCCAATGCCTAGGTAACTCCATTCTGTACCGCGGAGTTATTGATGGCAAACGTGTCAAGCAACGAGTTGACTATTCACCATCAATGTATTTTCCTGCTAGAAAAGCAGGCCACGAAACACACAGAAGTCTTGATGGTATTCCATTGACTCGTAAAGAGTTTGAAACTATTCGTGAAGCAAGAGATTACATCAAGCAATTTGATGGTATTCCTGGTGCACCAAAAATCTATGGAAACACTCGATTTGAATATGCTTACATCGGTGAAAACCATGAAGGTATGGTCGACTGGGACCAAGATAAAATTGTTGTTGGTGTAGTTGATATTGAGGTTGGATCAGAAAATGGTTTCCCTGATCCATATAAAGCGGAAGAACCAATCACAGCAATCACCATTGAATACCTTAGTGGTGAAATTCTAGTCTTTGCTTGTGGTGACTATGAAGTCCAAGGCAATGAAACCTACATCAAATGTAAAGACGAATGGACTCTTTGCAAGAAGTTTCTGATGGCCTGGGAAGCCAAATGTCCTGATGTGTTGACTGGTTGGAACACCAAGTTCTTTGATGTACCATATCTTGTGAATCGTTTCAACCGTATTCTTGGTGAAGATGAAGCACTGAAACTTTCGCCATGGAAACGAATCAGTCAACGCAAAGCAATCGTCAAAGGCAAAGAACAGATTGTATATGAGATTCTTGGCATTTCACACTTAGATTATATTGAACTGTATCGTTGGTATGCTCCTGAAGGTAAATCACAGGAGTCCTATCGTTTGGATGCTATTGCACAATCTGAGCTTGGTGAAGGTAAACTATCATATGATGAATATGATAACCTACATGCCTTGTATCGACTGAATCACCAGAAATTCATTGAGTATAACATTAAAGACGTTCGGCTAATTCTGAAACTTGAAGATAAGTTGAAACTTATTGAATTGGCTTTGACTCTTGCCTATGATACCAAGTGTAACTATGAAGATGTATTTGCACAAACTCGTATGTGGGATGCTTTGACTTATAACTATCTGATGGAGCAAGGAATTGTTGTTCCTCCTCGTGAAGTGCAAGAGAAAGATGCGGCATTCGAAGGTGCATATGTTAAAGATCCTCAAGTTGGTCTACATCAATGGGTTGCATCGTTTGACTTGAACAGTCTTTATCCACATTTGATGATGCAATACAATATTAGCCCTGAGACACTGATTGAGCCATCAGAATACACTGATGGTATGCGTCAGATTCTTTCTCAAGGTGTAAACATTGATAAAATGTTGCTTAAACAGATTAACCTATCATATTTGAGTGATAAGAAGATTACCATTACACCTAACGGCCAATTCTTCCGAACAGATAAGCAAGGTTTCTTGCCAAAGATGTTGGAAGATATGTATGAAGATCGTAAGAAATTCAAAAAGATGATGCTTCAAGCCAAACAGGATTATGAAAATGAAAATGATGAAAGTAAGAAGTATGAAATTGAAAAACGTATTGCCAGATACAACAACCTACAGTTGGCTAAAAAGGTATCACTTAATAGTGCTTACGGAGCTTTGGGTTCTCAATATTTCAGGTTTTATGATTTGCGTATGGCCTTGGGTGTCACCACTGCTGGACAATTGAGTATTCGTTGGATTGAAGGTAAACTGAACGATTACATGAGAAATCTGTTAGATTCTAAACAAGATTTCGTAATTGCATCTGATACAGATTCAATTTATTTGAAACTTGGTCCTTTGGTTGAACAAGTGTATGGTGCCGCTGGTGTGGTGAGTATGCCTGGAGCAAAAGTGATTGATTTTATGGATCGTGTTTGTGAAAACAAGATTCAACCATATATCGATAAATCATATCAAGAATTGGCCAAGTATGTAAACGCATATGCACAGAAGATGCAGATGAAGCGTGAAGCATTGGCCAACAAAGCAATTTGGACTGCCAAGAAACGTTATATCATGAATGTGTATAACAATGAAGGTGTTCAATACAAAGAGCCAGACTTAAAAGTTATGGGTCTTGAAATGGTGAAATCTTCTACTCCACAAGTTGTGCGTGAAAAGATGAAAGAGTCTATTCGCATTATGATTTCTGGCACCGAAGGTGACATGCATAAATTCATTGCAGACTTTCGTGAAGAATTCAAAAACTTGAATCCTGAAGATGTATCATTTCCTCGTGGTATGAATGGTTTGAGGGAGTATTCTGATTCCGTTACACTATATAAAAAGGGAACACCTATTCATGTGAAAGGTGCAATCATATACAATCATAACTTGAATAAAATGGATCTAACTAAAAAGTATCCACTTATTCAAGAAGGAGAAAAGATTAAGTTCTCCTATTTGAAAATGCCAAATCCATTTAAAGATACCGTTATATCTTATCCGGCAAGATTGCCTAAGGAATTTGACATTACAAAATATATCGATTATGATACACAATTTGAAAAGACGTTTCTTGAACCGTTGAAAGCCATTCTAGACTGCATTGGTTGGACAGCAGAGAAGCGTGGCTCTCTTGAAGATTTCTTTAATTAAAAGGTGATTTATGAGTATATTAGACAAAATCAAAAAGAATAGTAGTATCAAAGATTCCGCAATTCTGTCCAAATCAAAGTTCTTTACTGATAAAGACATGATACCAACACAGGTGCCGGCAGTTAATGTTGCGTTATCAGGTAAACTGTATGGTGGTTTAACACCTGGTCTTACAATGTGGGCTGGTCCATCAAAACACTTTAAGACAGCATTTTCTTTATTGATGGCCAAATCTTATATGGACAAATATGAAGACGCCGCTTTACTTTTTTATGATAGTGAGTTTGGTACTCCTCAGTCTTACTTTGACAGTTTTGGAATTGATACTGATAGAGTTCTCCATACTCCCCTTACTGATATTGAACAACTCAAATTCGATATAATGAAACAGTTGACAGAGTTAGCTAGGGGTGAACACCTCATCATTATCATTGATTCTATTGGTAACTTGGCTTCGAAGAAAGAAGTTGAAGATGCATTGAGTGAAAAATCTGTTGCTGATATGAGCCGGGCAAAACAAGTTAAAAGTTTGTTCCGTATGGTAACTCCACATCTATCATTGAAAGATATTCCAATGATTGTGGTGAATCACACCTACAAAGAAATTGGTATGTTCCCTAAAGATATTGTTGGTGGTGGTACAGGATCATATTACTCCGCTGACAACATTTTCATTCTTGGTCGCCAGCAAGAAAAAGAAGGAACAGAAATAACTGGTTACAATTTTATAATCAATGTTGAGAAGTCACGTTATGTTAAAGAAAAATCTAAGATTCCTGTTTCAGTATCTTTCGATGGTGGTATTAATAAGTGGTCTGGTCTATTGGATCTTGGACTCGAATCCGGACATGTTATCAAGCCTAGCAATGGTTGGTATTCAAAAGTAGATCCAGAAACCGGTGAAGTTGAAGAAAAGAAGTATCGTGAAAAGGATACCAGTTGTTCAGAATTTTGGTCTTCAATTCTAGAAGATGAAGGTTTTAAGGCTTTTGTAGAAGCTAAGTATCGTGTTGCCTCAGCCAATATTATGCAACAGGAGACTGAAGAATGATTGAGGGTGTTGATTACTGCTACATCTATCCAAAAGATGATAAAGAAGTAGCACACATTAGATTGCTCACTGGAACTTATAAGGATACTCTATTCAAATATGGTAAAGTTACTTTTAAGGAAGAATTAGACCATGTGCGTTTACTTTTTGCATATTATGTGTTAGAATCTCCAAACATGAAGCCGAAAAAGATGGAAAATGATCCAGACTTTAAGAAATATGTAGGAGATTTGTTGGTAGATATTATGTTTGCCAATATTGATGAGGAATTTATAGATGAAAATAGAACAGATGATTTTGAAACACTTGGTTTACAACGAGGAGTATATGAGAAGGGTTCTCCCTTTTCTGAAGACTGAATACTTCACAGAAAAAACCGATAAAGTAATTTTCGATGAGATTATAAAATTCACTGAAGACTACAATACAACACCTACAATTGAATCGATTGGATTGGCCGTCAGAGAAAGACGTAACTTGAACGAAGAAGAAGTGGAAAAGTGTGAAGCATATATCAAAGAAATTGAATCGTCCAATAAAGAACAATCAGAAATTCAATGGCTCATTGATAAGACTGAAAAGTTCTGTCAAGAAAAAGCAATCTACAACGCTGTATTGAGTTCTATTTCGATAATTGATGGTAAAGATAAAAACCACGATAAAGGTCAGATACCAAAAATATTGTCAGATGCTTTGGCTGTAAGTTTTGATTCCTCAGTTGGTCATGATTATTTGGAAAACTCAGATGAACGATACGACTTTTATCACAGACATGAAGAACGTATACCGTTCGATTTGGAATTCTTCAACAAAATTACAAAGGGTGGTCTCCCTACTAAAACTCTCAACATTGCTCTTGCTGGCACTGGTGTCGGTAAGTCTCTTTTTATGTGTCATTGTGCCGCTGGAGCTATGTCGTTGGGTAGAAATGTTCTTTACATCACCATGGAAATGGCTGAAGAAAAGATTGCGGAACGTATAGATGCTAATTTGTTGAATGTGACCTTGGATAGTTTGATGGAACTTCCAAAGGATATGTATGACAAAAAAGTATCTAAGCTGAGAAGTAAGATTACCGGTAAACTGATCATCAAAGAATATCCAACTGCATCCGCTTCCGTAACACATTTCAGAGCATTATTGAATGAACTCAACCTTAAAAAGTCTTTTAAACCTGATATTATATTTGTCGATTATCTCAACATTTGTTGTAGTTCTAGAATTAAAGCAGGAGCTAATGTTAATTCGTATACTTATGTTAAGTCAATTGCAGAGGAACTTCGAGGACTTGCCGTTGAATACGGAGTGCCAATCGTGTCAGCAACCCAAACAACAAGAAGCGGGTTCACTTCATCCGATCCAGGACTTGAAGATACCAGCGAATCGTTTGGTTTGCCTGCTACCGCAGATATGATGTTTGCATTGATTACATCTGAAGAATTGGAAGAACTTGGCCAACTTATGGTAAAACAATTGAAAAATCGTTATAATGATCCATCTTATTACAAGAGATTCACGATTGGTGTTGATCGAGCAAAGATGAGACTTTATGATGTTGAACAATCTGGCCAAGATGGATTAGCCGATGTTGGCAACAATTCTCCTATACCTGATAGACCTTTGAATACGTTTGGAAACAGAGAAACACCAAACAAGAAAGATTTTGGAGGATTCAAGATATAAATATTGTTGAACATTTAAGGAGTTTAAGATGGCATCAACACTTTCGTCTAGAGAATTAATGAAACCAGGAAGAGAGTGGCGTTTACAAAAATTTATTGATATGTATGAAAAGGGTGAAGAATTCACACTCGTACAAGGCTTAAAAAAAGTAAAATTGATAAAAGATGCATCAATAGTCAAAAAATTGAAAGCTAAAACTGGATTGGATCAAATTATTTTTACTACAAATGATTCTAAAAAGATCAAATTAGTAAATTTAGCCAAAACTTCGGATTTCGGTGGACTTGCTGACAAGAAACAATCCACAACACATATTGAAGAAAAAGAAATTAAAAGTATTCGTTCACAGTTAGATGAGATTCGTAAGAAAACTAAAAAAACTACCGTTCCAATTAAAATAAAAAACAAAATATATGATGTTTTTGGTATCGCCAAAACACCAGGGACACCAAAATCAGATTTTCATTTTCTGGACGAAAAAGGCAACGAAATTGTATGGATGTCACATAAAGATGGAGGTTCAGCCAAGGATTTTCAGCAATGGGGTGGAATATCAAAAACTGTTCCAAATGTACATAACCATAAAGAAACAAAAACTTTCGTCAATCAACTTGAAGAAAATTTTCCAGATGGTCTCACTAGAGGATCAAACATAGTTAAAGATATAAAAGATCCCATTTTGAAAGCTAAATCTGTATATGGAGATGATTACAAAAGAGGCTCTAGGGCTTATGGTAGAAACAATGTTACATTGTTGTTACAAGGTCCTGTGAAGATTGTACAAAGGGGTTCATATTATGTGATAGTATCTAACCACACACATGAAAATGGAAAAACTTTAACTGGTGATTATGAACCGACTTTTGCCGCACAATATAGAAGTGACCGTGGAGCACCAATAAAAAATGCTAGAGCTTCCGTGTGGCCAAAATATGTAGAAAAACGTGCCAAAACCATAAAATTACCAACCAAATAAAAGAAGATTTTTATTATGAATCCATTAGTGACAATAATCACACCAACAACTGGTGCATCAACACTTAGACAGGCCATTGAGTCTGTCAAATCTCAAACATACAAAGAGATTCAACATCTGGTTGTAGTGGATGGAAGTCATCCATCTGCTACACCTGTCTTGCAAGATTATCCACACTTAGATGTTATAAAGTTGCCGTATTCTACAGGCAAAGACCGGTTCAACGGTCATAGAATCTATGGTGCATCAATATACCTTGCTAAAGGTGAATTGTTTTGCTTTTTAGATGAAGATAATTGGTTGGATCCAGACCATGTAGAATCGCTGGTTCAAATCATGTTATCTGGAGCACCTTGGGCATTCTCCTTACGCAAAATAATGGATAAGGAAGGCAATTACATATGTAACGATGATTGTGAGAGCCTAGGCAACTGGCCATCTATCCTATCTGATGATGATTACTTTGTTGATGTTGGTTGTTATTTTATTCCTAAGATGATAGCAATACAAACATCACAATTGTGGTATCGTAAAGCAAGAGAACCAGGTGTGCCTGAAATTGATAGAATACTTAGTCATGTATTACGATCAAACAAAGCGTTTGGAGTATGCAACAATAAGTATAGCCTAAATTATAGAACAGGCAACACTGGTTTGTCTGTACAGAAAGAATTCTTTATTAACGGTAATGAACACATGATGAAAAAATATAATGGGGTACTTCCATGGCAAAAGACTTAATAATTGGAGCATTCAAAAACTATTCATTCAATCAAATCAAACCTTGGATTTACTCCATAAATGAATGTGGTTTTAAGGGAGATAAAGTTTTAATTGCCATTGGTGCAAGTAATGAGACAATATCAAAAATAGCTGATGCAGGTTTTAAAGTAATCTCTGCTCCAAGTCAAAATGGTATGATGTTCCACATGGAAAGATTCATACATATTTACAATTACTTAAAAGAGTATATTGATGACTATAATTATGTTGTGACTACTGATGTTCGTGATGTTATATTCCAAAAGAATCCATCTGATATCATACCTGCTTTTTTAGGTGATAGTAATGAAGAAGGTTGTGGTTTCTATAACACAATATCATCTTCTGAAGGAATCAAAATTAAAGATGAACCATGGAACAGAGAAAATATTGTAAAATGCTTTGGTCCATTTTTCTATGAGCAAGTTAAAGATTGTGATGTTTTAAATGTTGGAACATTAGCAGGTCGAGCATGTGATATACGTGATTTGTGTGCCGCACTATTTCAAATGTCACTTAATCGTGCAGATTGGGTAGCAGATCAAGCCGCCTATAATATTATGATGCGTTGGATACAATATAATGGTTTTGACTATTGCACAACATTAGAAGATGCATGGGCTTGTAACCTACATGTCACAAATAAACCAGATCAAATGGAACAATTTGGTCCATACTTATTGGGTGAAAGGCCGGTATTTGAAAATGGTTTGGTGCTTGATGGAAAGAATAAAAAACCTTATTGTATAGTTCACCAATATGATCGTGTACCAGAAATGAAAAAATATTATGAAGCGAAATATGGAGTAGAAAATGTTATCACAATCAGAACTGACCATGTATAATAAAATCAATAAAATATTGGTCAATGGATTAGATATAGAAGAACTCAAGAGTAACTTCTTTGAAGGTAAACCTTTCAATCATGTTATCATTGATAATTTTTTCGATGAAGACTTTGCACTAGAAGTGGTCAAGGAATTGCCAGATTATAACAGCAATTACTTCGATGCGAAATATGATAACATGATTGAGAAGAAGAAAACTATTCAAAATTGGTCAATGTTTCCACCGAATGTTTATAAAGCATTCAATCTCTTGATGGGGCAATATTTTACTCTCTTGTTACGTGAGGTGACAAATCAACCATGGTTAACGCCTGATATTGGGCTTCATGGTGGTGGAATACATATGCATCAAGCAGGCGATTATTTGAACACACATTATGATTATGAAATTCATCCCAAACTTGACATGAAGCGTAAGTTGAATATTATCATTTATATGGAACCATCATGGCAACCAGAATGGGGTGGTAATTTAGAATTATGGTCACATGATCCAGAAACAAACAGGCCAAAAGAATTGGTTTCTTCTATTACACCCAAATTCAATCGTGCCGTTATATTCGATACAACACAAAATTCGTGGCATGGTGTCACTGGTGGTATTTTTTCACCAAAAGGTATTTACAGAAAGAGTCTTGCGGCTTATTATTTGATTCCAGCAACAGATGAGGAATTGAATGCTTCCCTTAGAAAAAGAGCACTTTTTGCCCCTAGAGTGGATCAAATTGATAACCCAGAAGTTGAAGAATTTATTAAAAACCGTTCGGAGATGTAAATGGGTAACATTAGTATTGTAACAGCATTTTTTGATATTGGTCGTGGTGATTGGACACCAGATAAAGGCTTACCACATTACTTACAAAGATCAACTGAAACATATATGGAAAGATTCTCACACTTAGCCAAGTTGGAGAATGATATGGCTGTGATCACAACACCAGAATTCACACAAAGAATTTTGGACTTGAGACAAGGTAGACCTACGATTGTCATTGAAGATTCGTTGGATAACTATGATGATATCAGACAGAGAATCAAGAGTGTACAATCTGATCCAAATTTTCAAAAGTTGATTCATCCATCACAAGTTAAAAATCCAGAATATTGGAATGCTGATTATGTGTTGGTCAACTTTTTAAAATCAACCTTTGTTAGAAATGTAATCCGATCTGAACTATTCACAACAGATTTGATTGCATGGTTGGATTTTGGTTACTGTAGAACAGCGGATAAGATTCCACCTAGCAAACGTTGGTCATATAATTTTAATCCAGATAAAATGCATATGTTCAACTACAAAGATTTGGAAAAAGAACCATCTCTTTTACGCATCATATCAACCAATGATGTTTATATACTAGGTGCTAAAATTGTAGGTGGACAAAAAGCATGGATAGAATTCAAAGATTTAATGGGTGTCTGTTTGGCCAATTTACTTAATAGCAAGTTGGTAGACGATGATCAAACCTTGATGTTAATGTCTACGATTTATAGACCACAATTGTTCGACCTACATAGAATACCAGACCATCAACTTGGTTTGGATCCATTTGTTATTTTAAAGGACTTTAATACAGATTATGAGTGATACTATTATTTTCAATACTGAACAACAAGCATTCTCTCTTAGACCAGGTTTCAGAAAAAGTTCTGGCCATGGATTAGGTGAATTGGTCAAAAACATGGAAAATCCATTTGTGGTCGAAATTGGTTGCTCCGAAGGTGACACAACTGAATGGCTACTACAATGTAATCCAACATTAAGAATTGTTTCCATTGATCCTTATGTTAATTATGTGGATTGGAATGGCAACAATCTGAATGATAGACAGGAGTTTTATGAAAAGACTCTACGCCGGTTGCAACCATATGGTAATCGTTTCAGAATGATTAGAGATTATTCGGATAATGCTGTTAACATGTTTAGTGACAATATGATAGATGTGCTATTCATCGATGGATTACACACCTATGATCAGGTTTTAATTGACTGTAACAACTATTACTCCAAAGTTAAAACTGGTGGAATCTTCTCAGGACATGACTACAGAGTTATACCGGGTGTCAACAAAGCCGTTAACGAATTTGCGGCCAAAGTTGGTAAAGATATTTTAGAAACAGAATGTGACGTTTGGTATTGGTATAAATGAATTCATTGTTTATTATAACCTCTTGCATCAATAATCTACCAGGCAGAGGTGTTTTTTCACATGGTGAAAGATATGAACAAACTTTCGACACTATCGAGTCAATTAAAAGATTGGCTCCTGGTGCGAAAATTGTAATTGCAGATGATTCTATTGAACCTTTAATTGATGAATGGATGTATAATCTATCAAGCAAGGTAGATAATTTCATTTCATTTAAAGAACACTTTGACATACAAAGATTGTCCAAAATGGGTCAACAGAGTTATGCGGAATGTATCCTGATGCTAGAATTGTTCAAATCATTACAGGATGGTGTGATTTTACCAGATTTTAAATCGGATAGAATATTCAAAATAACTGGTCGATGCTCCTTGGATGATGGTTTTGACCTGGGAAATTATAGTAACCTAAGTGATTGCTTCGTTTTCAAAAAACGAGTACAATCTTGGATGAGATCAGATATTAGCCTGCTGGATACCAGATTATGGTCATTCAGTTCACCACTTTTATCGGATGCAGTAGAAATGTATCAAAAGATGACATGGTACATAAATCAAGGTTTCGACCTTGAACACGCCAGCTTTGCCTGTGTTCCACAAGATAAATTGGTCGAATTTGACCGGGTTTACCTGAAAGGAAGAGTTGCCTCTGACGGAACCTGGCGCTACGATTGAAAGTATTATAAATATTCTTACGGCAACCAAAGTGTGTTGCAATTCTCAAAAAAACAATGAAATCATTTAAATACTTTATCACAGAAGCAGAAGAAGCACCTGAACCTGAAGGCGAAAAGCTAAAGCATATCACCCATGCTGAAGATAGACCACTTCAAAAAGGGCCTGAAGGTTTCAGACATGCGGTAGAAGCTCTAAAACAAGCACATAACCACATTAAATCTGGTGGCCACAGTTCTGCTTTGTCTATGAAATATGATGGCTCACCATCTTTGGTATTTGGCCACCATCCTGAAAGTGGTAAGTTTTTTGTTGCATCGAAGTCTGCATTTAATAAAACACCAAAAATCAATTTTACACATGATGATATAGCTAAAAATCATGGCCACGCACCAGGCTTGATGGCTAAATTACATGACTCTCTCAATCACTTAAAGAAGATTACACCAAAAACTGGTGTTTACCAAGGTGATTTGATGTTCTCAGGTGATGATAAAAAAGAAACAAAGAATGGAGTATCGTTTACACCAAACACCATTCGATACACCGCAAAGGGACATGAGGCAGATAAAGTCCGTAAAGCCAAATTGGGTATCGTTGTACACACACAATATCATGGAGACTCAGCCGCTTCAATGAAAGCTGATCCACATCCAGATTTGCATAATTTCAAAGAACACCCAGATGTTTGGAGAGTTTCTCCAAACCATGATACTCGACAAGTTCATTATTCTGACGAAGCACAGAAAGAATTTAACAATCATATCAAGGCGGCCGAAGATATACATAAAAAACACGGTAAACAAATGTACTCAGCGGTGCAACCACATTCAGGTTCTGGTGGCCATATGGAAACATATATCAATCATACAGTTAGAACTGATGAGAAGCCAAGTGCGGAAGGTTTAGCGAAGCACATTATGGATAAAGCTAAAAAAGCCTCTGAGAAAGTTAAAACTCCTGCGGCTAAAGCTAAGAAAACTGCTGAAGGTCAAGAACACGTTAATCATATAATGAACAATAAACAACATTATAATAATATGTTTAATATGCATGATCATCTACAGAAAGCTAAGGATGTTTTAGTACACACATTAAATCAACATGAGGGTGGGTTGGAACACCATGTTGAGGTTGGTAAAGGTGAAATGAAAAGAACTGATCCTGAAGGATTTGTTGTGCATCACGCAGGTGAACCGACTAAATTGGTTAACCGAAAAGAATTCAGTAAAATTAATCTATTGAAGGTCAGAAAATGAAAAGTTTCAAAACATTTATTACTGAAAACTTAGGTGACGACCATGATTTTGGTAGCCAAAAACCATATCACTCATACACAACTGATGATGGTCATAAAATAGATGTACATGTTATCAATCGTTTAGGTGGTAAATCTGCAATATTTTACAATAAGAATCTAGGTGATGTAACTAAAGTTGCACACTGGGGTTTAAATGCGGATGAGCCAACCAAAGAAGATTTGAGGAAAATTGGTCATGATGAAGAAGATGAACATGGCCAAAGTTTGTTGGAAAAATTTACTGCTGGTGGTGATATAACTCCAGACACTGCTGGTAAAATAGCCGAACACTCTACAGCAATGCATTTGATGCATATTGCACATAAAACTTCTGGAACATATGGTTCTCCTGAACATAAAAAAGCAATTCAACCACATATTGATGCTATTAATAAATTAGGTCAAGGCGCAAAAGCCGAACATGTCGATACAAGAGTTGAGCATGGTAAAATAGCCGCAAATGCTATACACGAAGCAATTCGTCAGAAACATGGTGAGGGTGCCACAATTACTTCTGTCGGACACACATCAAAAAAAGGTGATATTGGAAGATTCACAAAAGGTCAACATAATGATACACAAGAAAATCCTTCAGATGTTTCTATTGAAGTTTCTAATTCACAACATGCTTTAGGACCAGAAGAAAAGCATTATGAAGGTTATTCTTTAAAATCTTCCAAAAAATCTAATGTCATAACTGCAAAAAATCCATCAATTCATATGGATGGTATTCTTGACCATCCAAGAAGAAAACTTAATACGGATGCTATCTCTAGAACTGAGTTGGGAAAAGTACACACAATGTTGGGAGTCGGTCATCTGAAATCTAGTGAAAGAAAGAAATATCTTGATGATTTCCGCAAAAAAGAAGGCGTTAAGTCTGATTCTTCACTTGAAGGTGCTACAAATGAATTGGCTCGTCCAGCAAAAACTTCAGTTGCAAAAGAATTACATGACCACTTAGATTTCTTAACAAAACATTCTGAGGGCCATGAAATGATAGGAAAAATGCTTAAAAAACATTTGACTGCTGATACCAGTATGCCATGGTCAAAAGTTCACATCAAAGGTGATACACCTTCAAAAGTTCATGCCGCAGTAACATCTGGTAGTGATTCTCCACTAAATAAATTGTTCAATGATAAAACCACAAAATATGCTGTTACTAGAAATGGTGATAAAGTGACTGTACACAAAAAAGAGAAAAATGGATCAATGACTCCTTTAGCACACTATTCACCTAAAACAAAATCTAACGCTTTTAAAGAAAACGTTCATGGATGGAACGTATTACCAGCAAAAATACACTAAAATGAAATCATTTAAGCAATTAATCGTAGAGAAAAATGACGAATCCAATCCAGTTGTGATGGCGTTTGGTCGTATGAATCCTCCAACAACAGGACATTTGAAATTGATTCATAAAGTGCATGATATTGCAGATAAAGAAAAAGCGGCCCATGCAGTTATAGTTTCACACTCTCAAGATTCTAAAAAGAATCCATTGTCTACTCAACAAAAATTAAAACATCTACAACGTTATTCACCTGAAACACATTTTGTTGGTTCATCTTCAAATGAGCCATCTTTGTTACATCATGCTTCCAATCTGTACAAAATGGGCCATAAGCATTTAATTATGGTTGCAGGTTCAGACCGTGTTAAAGAGTATCATGATTTACTACACAAATATAACGGAGTAGAAGGAAGACACGGTCATTTCAATTTCAAAAAAATAGAAGTTCGTTCCGCAGGCCACCGTGATCCTGATGCTGAAGGTGAAGAAGGCATGTCAGGATCTAAAATGCGCCAACATGCGAAGAACAATGACTTCTCATCTTTTAGACAAGGTGTACCTAGTCATGTATCAGATCATGATGCTAGGGAATTGATGCATGATGTCCGTAAAGGAATGAACTTACATGAAAGTCATAATCGCGGATTGAACAAAGCTATTTTTGTTACAGGTGGTCCAGGTTCAGGTAAAGATATCATTTTACGTGAATGTATTGCTGAACA